AGATATTTCAGAAGTTCATAGAGATAGATGGAATTAAGTTCGGCTTTCATCCTGATCTAAAAAGCATGACCTTTGGAGAGTGGTTAGATCTATCTGAGTTTAGCAAGAATTTCCCCCATCAGATGCCAGAACTAATGTGCATTCTCTATAGACCGGTAACAGCTGAGATTAACTTGCAATACAAGATAGAGGATTATGATAGCACTACTCACATGAAGTATGTGCCTCAAATGAGGAAGATGAATTTAGCCAATGTGAATGCTGCGCTGCTTTTTTTTTCGACACTCAGAAACGATTTAGTGAACAGTACACCCGAATATTTAGAGCAGGAGCTGGAGATGTTGAAGAGGGAGATAACTCAGTTAGCCGAAGAGGTGAAACCTTAGCATCAGTTTACCAATGGTGGCACGTAATTGAGGAGATGGCTGAGAGAGATATAACTAAGTTTGATGCTATAACCAACACAAGAGCATCCACAATATTTACCCATTTAACCTACGCTATGGATTACGCAAACGCATTACAACAAAAGCTGTCTTAATTTACACTATAAGATATGAGCACAATCAATTATACATATAACGTCATAGTAGACCGTTTTAGACAATTTGCAGATGGACACTTTCAGCTGCGCAGGTTTACACATGGTGAGATTAGCCAAGCCGATTTAGAGAAAGAGGCAGAGTGGCCTTGGCTGCACGTTAAGCCACGTGCTATTAACTACGCACCAGGTACCCGGAGCTTCAGCTTTGAGATATTCATTAGCGATCTACCAAGAGATAAGGAAGATAAGACAGGCTACCAAGCGGAAAGTATTACTGACTGCTCACTGATATTTCAAGATTTAATAAACGAGATTTACCTGGGTAATATGTTCGGCTCAGATGTAGTGCTTACTCGCCCGGTAAATGCTGAGCCATTTGTAGAGCAGTACACTCACACGCTAACAGGGGTAACAGGAATAGTAGAGCTGAGCTTAGATTACGATTGGAGTGCATGCTCTATCCCTGCAAGCTGGAACTATAACACACCTACAGATTCACCAAGCGAAGCAAATAACTATCTTACATTCATTAATAGCATCACTCAGCAGGGCTTTAATGTCTCATTAGTTAATGACGAGGAAACACCTGGCAATACTTATTACTATGGTACAGATGCTGAAGGTGTAAAAGGATGGCATGTACTTGAGGCAGGTGGTTTAACTTGTGAAGATTTACCTGAATGCGCTGTTATCATTTCTATAGTGGATGACATTGCAGCTCTGCAAGCTGAGATAGCTTTAAAGGCTAACACTGCTGATTTAGGAGCTACTGCCTTTAGTAATGACTATGATGATTTAGATAACAAGCCTACAATACCAGCGGCCCAAGTTAATAGCGATTGGAATGCAGTTAGTGGAGTAGCTCAGATTCTCAATAAGCCTACTATCCCTGCTGCTCAGGTTAATTCAGATTGGAATAGCACAAGTGGGGTGAGTCAAATTCTTAACAAGCCAACGCTGACAAATGGAACAGTAACAAGCGTAGGTGTAACGGCAGGCACAGGGATCAGCGTAAGCGGTAGCCCGGTAACAAGTAGCGGTAGCATTACGGTAACTAACTCAGCTCCCGATCAGGTAGTGGCTTTGACGGCAGGGAGTGGTATAGCAGTAACGGGTACATATCCGAACTTTACCATTACCAATAATGCACCTTCAGGTGGAACGGTTACGGCTGTTACGGCTACTGCTCCAATGTCATCTACAGGAGGAACTGCTCCTAACCTATCTATGTCATCTGCTAATGGTACGACTAATGGATATTTACTTTCGAGTGATTGGTTAATTTTTAACGGTAAGTTTAACACACCAACTGGAACTACTCTGCAATATCTCAGAGGTGATGGTAGCTTAGCTACATTTCCTGTTATACCTGCTCAATACAATCCAAGCGCAGGAACAGGAATAAGTATTACAGGAGCATATCCTAATCAGACAATAACGAATACAGCACCTGACCAAGTAGTAGCATTAACAGCTGGTACAGGTATTGGAGTTACAGGAACTTATCCTAACTTCACAGTAACTAACTCAGCGCCTTCAAGTGGAGGAACAGTTACAAGTGTGGGCTTAACAATGCCTTCAGCATTTAGTGTAGCGAGTAGCCCTGTTACCACTTCGGGAACTTTAGCAGTTACAGGCGCAGGTACAGTATCTCAATATGTAAGAGGCGATGGCAGTTTAGCTAACTTCCCTGCTTCATCAGGCGGTGGCGCTTCGTTATCTTTCTACTTAAATGGATCAGTAGCGCAGGGAACATTTGGCGGTGTAGCGTTTAAGGAAATGGACAGAACTCCTATCTTAGGTGCAGGAACAGATTTCACAATAGCGGCAAATGGTTACATTCAGTCTTTTATCACAGATGCTAACGTACCGAATCAGTTAGAAATACCAGCAGGAAATTGGAACTTTGAAACATATTTTAGCGCATCAAGTAGCGGTGGCACTCCTTCATTTTATATTGAGTTATACAAATGGGATGGAGCAGCATTGTCTTTGATAGCGTCTAACTCAGCTACTCCCGAAGGCATCACTAACGGAACGGTAACAGATGTCTACATGAGCGCATTAGCAGTACCACAAACAACGTTAGCGGCTACTGATAGATTAGCAATAAGAATATACGTTACGCACTCGGGAAGGACAATTAAACTCCACACCGAAAATAGTCATTTGTGCCAAGTCATTACTACTTTCTCAACGGGCTTAACTGCATTGAATGGCTTAACGGCACAGGTGCAAAACTTCGCAACTGGAACGAGTGGCACTGACTTCGGTATCTCATCAGCGACAAGTACGCATACGTTTAACCTTCCAACAGCAAGCGCAGCGAATAGAGGCGCATTAAGTTCTGCGGATTGGACAACGTTTAATGGCAAGCAAGATCTACTCGTTAGCAATACTAATATAAAGACTGTCAATAGCACTACTCTTTTGGGTAGTGGTAACATAGCAGTAGAGCCAACGATTACGGCAGGAACAACAGGCGATTATTACAGAGGGGATAAGACCTTCCAAACATTAGACAAAACAGCAGTAGGTTTGGCCAATGTAGACAACACAAGCGATCTTAACAAGCCTATCTCAACTGCAACGCAAACAGCATTAAACGCTAAGCAAGACACACTCACTTTAACTACAACAGGAACAAGTGGCGCAGCTACTTTGGTAGGTGCTACATTAAACATTCCGCAGTATTCAGGTGGTGGCGGAGGTGGGGGTACAATATATAAATTAACAGCTCAGACACTAACAGCTGCAAGCTGGGTTTTAGTAAGTGGATATTATACATATACATTTTCAAATGTTAATATAACAACTAATACTCGAGTAGATTTTACTCCAGGTAATGCTAGTTATTCAGAGGTTACTACCTGCGGTATGTTAACACAAGTTGACGTAACAGCAGGAAGTTGTACATTTTATTCTTTGTTTCCACCGCAAACTAATATAACAGGAGAAGTAACTATATTTCCAACAGTATAACTATGGCATTTAATTTACCAGTACAGAATTTTTTTAGTAGAACAGTTCAGCCTACACCTTATGTAAGACCTGTTGATTGGCCTGTAATTACAGATGCTGCAAACGAAGTTCAATTTTTAATGTCTGATATAAATGATGCCTCATGCACTATTAGAACGCAATTTAGTAGAACATCGGGATCTCAAAATTTAATTATTGACTGGGGAGATGGTACAACAGATACTCTTACTACTGCAGCAACTCAGACTGATACAACACATGTTTATACACCAGGTACAGGAACTCCCTGCTCTTTAGGGTACACAACATTTAAAATTAGAATATACTTTACAGGTACAGGTGTTTCAGTATTGTCAGCCTGTAGAATACTTCCAGTACGAGTTTCTCTTAATAGTAGTAGTGTATATACTACCTGTTATGTTTTAGAGATGTATTATGGAGATGGTACTCAAACAGTAAGCATGGCAACTTACTATAGCTTCAGCAATGGTTTAGGCAGTTATAGTTATTTAGAATATGCAAAACTACCTTCTGTTATTACATGGACTGACATGTCATATACTTTTCAAGAATGTTTCAATCTTGCTGTTGTTGTAATGCCTACATCGGCTGCTAGTTTAACGGGATTTGCTCAGACGTTTATGAACTGTTATGCTTTACGTTCTGTTGTAATACCTTCAAATGCAATAAATATAAATTCTCTTAATCAGGCATTTTACAACTGTTATTTTTTAACATCTGTTGCTTTTCCTACTTCACTTAATAGCTGTACTAATTTATCCAATGTTTTTGCTAATTGCTATTCTTTAAAAAATGTAACACTCCCATCTGTTGATACTTGTACAAATTTTAGTAATTTCATTAATAATTGCACTTCAATAGAATGGGTTAGGTTTACAAGTTTACCAACATTTGCAAGTGCTACAACAGTCAATTTTCAAGGGGGAATAGCTGGCTGCCCTAATCTTCAAAACGTATATTTTCCATCATCATGTTCTTCAAATGCTAGATATACTTTTAGTAGTGTTTTTTCAAACAATACTAATTTAAAGTCTATTGTTTTGCCTTTAAATTTTAGTGCAACTAGTGTAAGTGCTTTGTTTGGTAGTTGTATAAATTTAAAAAGAGTTGTTTTTCAATCGGACATGCCTTTTTGCACTATCATGACTGCTATGTTTTCTGGATGTGTAAATCTTACTGATGTTACTTTACCTTCTAATGTTTCTTCTTCTGGTGTGAATTTTTCGTCAGTATTTTCAAATTGTAGATCATTAGAAAGTATAACTATAAACTCATCATATCTGTTTACTACTTTAGCTAGTACATTTCAATCTTGTGTTTCTTTAAAGACATTAAATTGGTCTCCAGGTGTTCAAAATAGTTTAACTAATTTAAATAATACTTTTTTACAGTGTACTTTATTGAAAACGATAAACATGCCCACAAGTATGAACGCTTGCACAACTTTATCACAATGCTTTAATAACTGTGTTAATTTAGAAGCTGTAACATTTCCTTCAACTATGAACGCTGTAACAAATGTTGACACAATGTTTAGCGCATGCTCTTCTCTAGTATCTGTTACCTTACCTACTAGTATGTCTGCTTGTACTAGTTTTCTTGGTATGTTTGCTAATTGTAGAAAAATAGAAACTATTGTTTTACCAGCAACTGTATCTTCTGCAGTAACTACATTTTCAACGGCATTTCAAAATTGTAGTAGTTTGAAATCAATAACATTCCCCACAAATCAGATGTCTTTATTGACATCAGTACAGGTTATGTTTCAATTCTGCTCTAATTTATCTACTATAAATAATTTTGATAAGTTAGGATCGTTAACTGCTACACCATTGGTTAGTGCATTGGCTAATACATTTTCTAGATTATTATCAATATCATTTTCATGCCCTCTAATAGATCTTCAAATTAATGGTCAAGGATCTACACAAAGAACAGATGTTCAATCAGTAAGATTATTAAACACGTCAGCAGGTCAATGGACAGGATCATCTCCACAAATAAATGTTTCTAATACTAATATGTCTACGGCTAACTTAATACAGTTGTTTAATGATATGGCTGCTCAACCAGCAGTTATAGGTAAAACAATTAATATAACAACAGCAACGGGAACAGCAGGTCTTACTGCTGCAAATAGATTAATAATAACATCAAAAGGTTGGACAATAATAGGATAATATGGAAGATACATCAGGATTTTACAAACAAAATGAAGTAGCAGAATGGATGTTTGCTCCTAACTTTGTATTCTCGGCAGACTATGAGTTAACAAGAGAGAATAAAGATGAACACACATATCCAGTAGATGGGTGGTATTGGTTTGACGAATCTCCTGTAGTCTCAGAAGAAACGATGCCTAACGAACAGAGCGAATAACTATGAGCATTTTAGCTGAGCTGTTTGAACAGGGAGCACTGTATGATGTGCTCTTAGATTTCGGTGAGACCGTTACTGATCGTGCACGCTCTAACATTCGTATCCAGCAAACAAGATACGGAAAGAAGCGCAAAGCTAATACTACAGGTACACTCGCAGCTTCGCTATATTATGACATGGATGTTACCGGTACTACTCCATCTATCTCATTCAACTCATCAGCTGATTATGGCAAGTGGGTAGAGTATGGTAGACAGGGTAAAGAGAGTAATTACAAAGGAATAGATACACGCTTCGCAGCAAGTGCAGCTAAGCCTCCGGTAGAGGCTATACTCACCTGGATGAATCTTAAGAAGATTAGATTACGTGCAATGGGAGACACTGGCAAGATGACTAAGTTTGCTAAGAGCGCAGTAAACAAAGATGAGGATCAGCGCAGGATGGTAGCTAATGCGATGGCTAAGAGTATTGAAAAGAAGGGTATAGCTCCTCTGTACTATTGGAGAGATGCCTACTTAGAAACTTTACCTGAATACGGCCCACAGCTTAACGCTGCAATGGGTGAGGCTGTTAACATTTATATCTTAAATCAAACGAGAAAATTAACTAATATTAAACCTGCATAATGGCAATTACAATACAACAACAACCCTACTCTTATACTGCGCTAAAGCAGAAACTAATAGTAGTGGCTACATCTTCTAACATAGGGCAGCCTGGCTTTAGATATGTAGTAGAGGTTAGCGTTAACGCAGGCGCAGTAAATACCTTTTACGTGCAGCCTAATCTGAACGGTGCGTTAGTGTTTGACCTTTATCCTGTAGTCTATTCGAAGATGGATTTAGGGGTAAACACTTCAGATGCGGTACCTTCATTATTTGCATCTACAACGGTGCAAGATGATGACAGAGCTCGCAACATCATGATAGTAGCTACTAACATCTATGAAGGCTATGAGGTGCTTGGTGTATTTGAGAAGCAGGCTACAGCTTACCCATTAACAGGAGCAGCGGCATTAATAAATGCAGCGTTTCAAATTGCAGATGGGTTTAATCCTGATCCATCTACTTACTTTGCATTAGACTCAGCCACAAGCTACATCATGAGTGATTTAGTACGTAGCACCTATGCAATGGATGACGTATTAAGTGAATATAGTTTAGGCGCTAACACGATAGGGATAACAGCTTTTGCTGATGATTATGGAGTGCTTACTATTCCTGCGGATGATGGTGCAAGCTTAACAGGAAATGACATCTTTGATGTGCAGATAGTTCAGTTCAACGCAGCAGGAGCACCAGTGCAGACCGATGTGTTAGCTTGCTTAATAAGTGAGGGTTACATTAATCACTTACCATTATTACCGGCTAACATAGATGCTATATTTGGATTAGATGCAGCGTGGCATCACTATTTAATTACTTTTAAAAATAGTGGAGCTTTAACAGTCGCACGATCAATAGCTGTATTTAAAGCAGCAGAGGAGTGCAGATTTGATAAGATAAGATTAGGCTGGACTAATAGCAGAGGTGGATGGGATTATTTCAACTTTACTAAACGATCTGAGGAAAGTTACTCAGTGGAGCGCAAGCGCTACAGAAAGGTAGTAGGTAACTATGGTACTGCTGATGCTGAAAGCGCTTTTGGATTTAATACATACGACAGAGGCTTGACTGAGCGTAATCCATTTGTAGAGAAGATGCTAAGGATCAGAACAGACTTCTTAACTGAAGGGCAATTCGAATATCTTAAGAATCTGATTTACTCTGAATCTGTTTATATCATTAATCCTGATGGCTCAGCTATTCCTGTGGTAATTGATAGCAATAACTATACAGCTATCAAATCACGTAGCTACATTAAAAACGATTTAGAATTGATGTTAAAATTCAGTAACGATTATACAGCATAATGAGAGCAGAAGTAATCTTAACAGTAACGGCAAGCAATGGCGCTACTATAGTAGTAGACTTATACGAGAATGAGAGCATCAGTTACTCATCTAACTTTAATAGCGTTTCTGAGTTTACTACCAGGGGAGCATTCTCACGTGAGTTTAGAATACCTGCAACGCAGAATAACGTAGATTTTTTCGGGCAGCAATACAGCCCAAGCTTACTTAACAATGACACTACTCAGATTAACGTACTTAGAAAGATTGATGCAACGCTATCAGTAAACACTTTACCAATAGCTGAAGGGCACATACAATTTAAGCAGGCAGTTACGCATCAGGATAAGGTACATGAATTTGTTATAGCCTTCTTTGGACAGACAGTAGATTTAGCTCGCAGCATTGGAGATAAGCTGATCAGTGAATTAGACTATACTGATTTAGCTCACGAGAATAGCTATGAGAATGTAAATCTAATTAACGATGGTAGCTTATTTGATGGAGCTATCTGCTACACGCTAACTGATAAGGGGCAGAATTGGAGTGAGGATACAGCTATAGGCAGCCGAAGAGTATTTAGCTCAGTTAATCCTATCTATACCGGTGAATTAACCTTAGCGCTACAGGCTAAATGGCTGCTTAATAAAATTATCACAGAGGCAGGCTTTACTTATACAGGCACTACTTTGGATGAAGAGCTAGTAAGAATGTATATTCCTTACATCACTAATCCGTTAACACTTGGAAATATTGCAGCAGATGAGGCTAAGTTTAGTGCTGACTATACAGCAGATCAGACTTTCACACTAGACCAAATAGCTAACACAAGCTTATACCGAAAGCAGCTTACAGGATGGGTAGAGAGTTTTGATCCATCTAATAGTTTTGCATCTAACGTGTATACAGCGCAAATAAATTTTGATATTACATTTACTGCTGATTTGTATATTCAGCTTCCTGTTAACACAAGTGATGTTAGCACTTATGATATAAATTTAGTTCGCACAAGAGCAGGGATAGAGACAGTTTTCCCAATGTATTTTGGGCAAGGCTTAACCAATGTAACGTATGGCTTTGACCAAGCTACAGGCTTTTACGATGTATTCTCTACTGACTTAATTCACGCTGTATGCAACACTACTGTTTCAACTTTAGCAGGAGATGAGTTTAGACTTTATATTTATGGCCATACAGGTAGCCAGCTTACACTAGATGTTAATACTGATTCTAATTTTAAGACTTTATGGGTAACAGGAGAGCTACAGGCTCAGCCTATTAACATATCTAGCAACGCACCTGAGATGAAACAGGTGGATTTCTTAAGAGACATTCTCAAGATGTTTAATGCAGTCTTAGTTCCTGATGCTAACATGCCTAACGCTGTTGAGATTATTCCAATGGTAGAGTATTTGGGTAGTGGTAATGATTACGATTGGACGGGTAAACTAGACCTATCTAAAGACATCACACTTACTCCAGCATCAGACATCAGAAAGCGCCTACTTAAGTGGAGCTATAAAGAGCAAGGTGATTTAATCAATGCCAAGTATAAAAGCGGAGCGCAGAGAGTTTATGGAGAGCTGAGGTTAACTGATGCAGGCAATGACTTTAGCACAAGTGATTACACTGTAGAATTGGTATTTGGAGCTTCGCCCTGCGACCTTATCCCTAACACTAATTACATTATCCCAAAATACTTTAATGAAACAGGTGAGTTTATGGAGCCAGGGCCTCGCATACTTTACCGAAGAGATGCAGCTGAAGATGCGGTAGTTATGGTATACGATGAGATAGCGGAAGATGCAACCTTTACAGTTATACCTTTGCTTTGCCATTACAGATCTGTTCCAACAGCAATAGGAACTAATGACCTAAACTTTGGGCAGGAGATTCCTCCGCATCCAATAGAGGTAATGCCATTACACACGCTATTTGATAGATACTGGAGGCAGTACATAGCCGAGCTTTACGATGATGAGCAAAAGATAATGGAGGCTTATTTTCAGCTTGGCGTAACTGATGTATTTGGGTTAAAGTTTAATGATAAGATTTGGGTAAAGGATTCTTTGTGGAGAGTGATAGAGCTAACAGATTACATAGTGGCAGAGGAGCAAGTAACTAAGTGCAAGCTCATGCGCTTGCTAGACATCGGAGCGCTATGCCAATACACCCCATCTACCATTAACGCAACTACAGGAGCTGTAGATTTTGTAGATTACGATGGAGATGTTAGCAATGGATCAGAAGAGTGCTGCGAGTTTTATGGCTATACTTGGAATTCAGGGAAGGGCCAATGCTTTGCATCTACAGGCACTAACGGCACAGGCGGGATAATCACCTCACCTAACAACGTAGGCGGTAGCAATATCACTAACACTAGTGGTAATCAAAAGAGCGCTACCGGTATGGGCAATGTCAATAGAGCATCCATTGAGAATAACAACGAGCGCATCTTAGTTAGTGGCTTAGGTCATGGTATTTCACCTAACAATAACTACAGCCAAGCTTTAGGATATCGTAACTTTATTAGGCCTAATCTTGAGGGTACTACTGTAATGGGCAGATGGGCAGAGGCAGATGTAAGAGGGGTGCACTTTGGAGGTGGTACATGGTACGATGGAACAAGCAACTACGGAACAACTATACCAGGTAGATCACAGCATGGCTTTATTCAGCTTATGGGGTTAGGTGCTTTAAATGCTAATCCTACAAATATCAATCTATTGTTAGATGGTATTAGCGGTGGTTCTATAGTGATGCCTACTGAAACGGTATGGATGGTTAAGGTATACATTTCTATACTTGAATATGACTATAATGTAACCGACTTTACAGGAAGGGTAGCAAGCTTAGAATACAGCTCTATGTTATGGAAAGATAAAACAACTCAGTTTAGCTCTACTCCAATTTTGGTTAACCAATTTTATAGTGGATTTGGTGCGAGCTTGTTTGATTTGTACATGCCAGTAGTAAGTAATAAAATAGCACCGTACATCACGTGCAAGTTAACCGGTAAAACGGCAGTAGTAAGCGCCACTATTCAATACACTCAATCTAAATTCCAACGTACACCTATAATATGACAAATCCACAAAATGACATCATACTTAGTATGACTTTATTAAGGTCCAACGTACAGGGCAAGAGCAAAGAGTTTAAGCAGGCAAGTGGTAGCTATCATGCTAAGCGCAAAGTGTGGCAAATAAGAGCTATTAATTACACTACAATAATAGGGGTAATAGTATTAATTGGATTAACAATTTATAGCGTAATATAATGGCTACACAAGAAATGATATTAAGACTCTCGTTTGATGACGAGGGTACATTTACAGGTTTAGAGGATATCAATCAGGAGCTTGCAAAAACCGATGCGGCTACCAAAGCAGTAGAGAAATCTACTAAGACATTAAAAGCTCAATATGCTGATTTAAAGAAACAGCAGGATCAGTTTGATCCAGGCACTGAGAAATTCAATCAGCTATCTATTAAGATGGGTGAGCTTAAGGATAGAATGAATGATGCTGCTGAGGCAGTAAAAGGTAATACAGGTCCTGCTATTGAGGGGATGAGTAATACCTTCGGTATAATGGGTGAGCAACTTAGCAACTTAGACTTTGAAGGCTTAACGCAATCCATTCAGACATTCAGCGGCAATCTTGCACGAGTAGATACAGCAGCTTTAGGTAGTGGTTTAAAAGCTGCATTTCAAGCAGGAGTAGCAGGATTAAAAGCTTTAGGTAAAGCTGTTTTAGCTAATCCTATCTTCCTTTTAGTGGGTGTTATTGTGGCTGTTATTGCTTATTGGAAAGAGCTGAGCGACTTTGTAACCGGTAAGAGCAAGATGCTTGAGAATCTAAACAAGCAAGCAGAGGCGCTAAAATCTCAAGAGCAAGCGTTAACAAGAGAGCTGGCATTGCAGAAAGCTTTGGGAGCAGGAGCTGCTGCTATTTTGCAAACAGAATTAGCATTGCTTAAGAATAAGCAGAAGCAAGCTGAGACTGCTATGAAGATAGCGATTCTTGAGGAAGATAAAGCCAAGTTTTTAGAATCACAGCAAGCGCAGTTACAAGCCATTAATGATTTAGAGATTCGTAAGGTTAAGATTAACACTGATGCGCAAGCACTCTTAGATAAAATTCGTGCGAGCACTGATGATCAGTATAATAAACAGCTTTTACAAAATCAGGCATTTAGCGAATACAAAGCACGAACTGAAGAGCTTAGCGTGTTGCAGCAAGATAATGCTGAAAGAATTAAGCAGCTGAATTACGATATATTGATGGCTCAAACTTCGGGTAATACTGAGCTGGAAAAGAAGTTAAAATTAGAGCAGCAATCTTTAACTAATCAAAATATCTCACTTCAAAATAATAAGGATGAGATTTGGAATGCAGGAGAGGCAGCTAAAGATACTGTTAAGACAGAGAAAGAGCTTGAGGCTATAGCTAAATCTAAGGCAGCAGCAGCGGAAAGAAAAGCTAAGGCAGATGCTGAGAGCAAAAGAATAAGAGATGAAGCTGTAACAGTAGACAAAGAAATAACTGCCATAGAAAAGGCTTTAGCTGATTCTAAAAAGACTGAGCAAAAGAGAGAGATAGATGATTTACTCGCTGCTCAGAAAGTAAGAGAGGATGCGTATAAAGCAGATAAGAGAAGCGCAGAAGATATGCGTGCTTTAAATATTGCGCATTCTATGGAGCTTCAGCTTTTACTGGAGAAGTACGCTAAGGCAAATCAAGATGCAGATGATGAGAAAAAGGCTAAGGCTAAAGAAGATGCAGCAGAAAGATTAAAAGATAAGCAAAAAGAGTTACAAGATTTACAAGCTATTATTGATGCAGCAGATGAAAATAACATCATGCAGCAATACACTAAACAGCAGCAAGAGTTAATAGCTAATGATACATATTATCAGCAGCTTATATCTGAAGCTCAAGCAGCAGGGATAGATAGTTCTGCATTAGTAGAGGAGCAAGCACGCAAAGAGAATGAGATTAGAGAGAAGTATAGAAAGGAAGATGCAGAGAAGCGGATGGCCAATATACAGAAAGGCTTTGAAATGGCTTCTATTGGCTTAGATGCTTTGATGAGTTTAAATGAAGCAGCTGCTAAAGGAGATGAGGCAAGCCAGCGTAAGACGTTTGAACGTAACAAATTAATGCAGAAAGCTCAAGCTACTATAGCTATGGCTTCGGGTATAGTTCAGCAGTTAGCTGTTCCGCAAGATCAGTTAACCGGTATGAACTTCGTAAAAGCAGCAGCATTAGCAGCAGCAGGAATAGCTAACATAGTTAAGATTAATCAAACACAATTTCAAGGTAATACACCTTCACCAAGTGGAGGTAATCTAAATGCACCAACAGGCACCAACGCACCGGCTATAGATTTCAGCGGAATGAATTTGCAGAATAATGCACCAGGTGGTTTAGAGACTTATGTATTAGCAGGCAATGTAGCCAACGCTTTAGAGGCACGTCAAAAGATAATAGACCAATCATACTTATAACAAATATGTCGAATTTTCCACTATTAAAAAAGTGCGTAGCAAGAGGAGTAAGAAACGCACTATCTGAAATTGATAAAACAGGATTAGAAGATACTGATACTATCATAGACGAAATAATTGATGCTATAATTTTTGAAATAAATGAAACTTATGAGTGATGTAAAATTAATTGAATACGGCTTAGGAGAGGAAGAGGATAACATGGGAGTGTACGCTGTGAGCCTTGTTAGTGAGCCTGCTATAATGGTAGACTTTGTAGCACTATCTAAAGCTAACTTGCTATTAGCAAGAGTAGAGGATGGTGAGAAGCGTATGTTATACGGTCCTGCACTGATCCCTAATCAGCCTATAGTACGTTATGATGGTAATGGTGAAAAATACTTTATCACTTACTCTAAAGAGACTATTGAGCAGACTGCTCAGGAATTCCTTAAGCGTAACATGCACCATAACCATACTATCCAGCATGAGATGCCGGTAAACAACTTAACTGTTGTTGAATCTTGGATTAAGGCAGGCGCTGATAAGGGTGATAATTATGGCTTTGAGTTACCGGATGGCACCTGGATGATAGGTGTAAAGGTAGATGATGATGCTACTTGGGCTGCTGTAAAGAATGGCGAGGTTAAGGGCTTCTCTATAGAGGGATGGTTTACTCCAATGGCTGAGACTAAGGTAGAAGAGAAGGACCTTGAGAAGCTATTAGCTGAATTAGCTGAGCAGCTTGAAATGAATATGTAATTTTTTCCACTAATAATTATAAACTATGAACATGATTTCTGAAATTTTAGAAAAGTTCGCTCCGCAGCTTATGAAGCATGGAGTGAAGTTATCTGTTGAAGAGACTCCTGTAGCTGAAACTACTAAGGTAGAGATGATGGCTGAGGGCGCTTTGATGGATGGCACTATGATCTATTCACCTGCTGCCGAATGGGCTGAGGGAGTAGAGATATTCGTAATGGATGCAGATGGCAATCCTTCACCTTTAGCAGATGGCGAATACACTTTAGACAACGGTAAAATGATTGTTGTAGCAAGTGGTTTAATCGCATCTATCTCTGATGCTGAAGAGCCTTCTACAGAAGTAGAGGTAACAGTAGAGCAAGAAGTAGCTGAGACTTACTCTAAGGAGCAAGTAGAGGGATTGTTAAATAACATTATCTCTGAGTTCGAAGCTAAGTTAAGCGCTGCTAACTCTAAGATCACTGAGCTTTCACAAGCACCAGCAGCGACAACTGTTAAGCAGTCTCGCCAAGCTTCAAACGAAGCACCTTTAAACATCAAAGCAATGGGTAATATCGAAGATAGAACTCGTGCAATAGTAGCAAAATACAAAAACAAATAATAAAACAAAAACAAAATGGCTGATAACTTGACCATCACCTCAACCTACGCTGGCGAATTAGCGCTACCGTACATTGCAGCAGCAGTTCTTTCAGGAGACACTATTGCAAACAACTACATTACCGTAAAGGAAAATGTAAAATACAAAGCTGTACTTAAGGTACTTGCATCTTCAGGATTAGTTAAGAGCGCTACATGCGACTTTGACAACTCTACTTCTGCTCTTACTCTTGAGGAGAAAGTATTGACTGTAACTGACCTTATGGTTAATATCCAACTTTGCAAAGCAGAATTTACAAAAGATTGGGAAGCGGCTCAAACAGGTCGTGGATTTATCAACGATGTAGTTCCTGCTAACTTCTCTGATTTCTTAATCTCTCACTTGGCTGCTAAAGTAGCACAAGAGATTGAGTGCAATATTTGGAAAGGTAACTGGCCATCTTCAGGATTCACAGGATTCAACGGCCTTCAGTATTTGATTGATGCCGGTAAAGGTGGTACTCCTGATGTAGATTTCACAGTATCTTTGGATGCTACTAACGTAATCGCTAAGCTTCAGTTATGTACAGATGCTTTGCCTGCAAGTTTAGTAGGTAGCCCTGACCTTAAGATCTACGTTAACCGTAAGACTGCACAGTTATACCGTCAAGCTTTGGCTACTGCTGGTTACTTGCAAACATTCCAAGGTACTGTACAATTCCCATTGACCTTCAACGGTTACGATGTGTATGTATGTCCAGGTATCTCTGATTCAGTAGTTATCTTAGCTACTCCTGCTAACTTGGTATTCGGAACTGATTTGACATCAGATTTCAACGAAGTTAAGGTTGTAGATATGAGCTTCACTGATGCTTCTGACAACGTGCGTATGGCTATGAGATTCAGAGCTGGTGTTCAGTACGCAGTACTTGGTGATATCGTTATCGGATTCGATAACTAAATTATACTCCTTTGTTAAAAGAGTGGGTAAGCTATGAGCTGCCCATTCTTTGCAAAGATATTTTAACTAAATAATAAAAAATAACCATGAGCTGTTTAACCACATCAGGCTTTCAAATTAATTGCAAAGAGGCGATTGGTGGCATCAAAGCTATCTACCTTGGGGCATACGGTACATTCGCAAACACAGCTACTATTGATGGAACAAGTAACTTAGTTACTGCTTTAGCAACAGGTAGCGTTTACGAATTCGAATTACCAAAGCACACAGGATCATTCACAGAAGAGGCTGCAATCTCTATCGAAAATGGCACTGTATATTACACTCAGACTATCGTGGCTATGTTCCACGGTATGAGTGCTGCACGTTCACTACAACTTCAAAACATTTCTAAAGGTCGTAATGTACTTTTTGTACAAGATAATAACGATAACATTTGGATGTGTGGCTATAAGGATGGAGTAGAAGTAACTGCATTTACTACTGCAAGTGGCACAGCCAAGGGAGACATGTCAGGATATACTATCACGCTTACTGGCGAAGAGAAAGATAAAGCATACTTGTTAGATCAAGATGCTGGAGATACTCCATTTGCAGATTTTGCTACAATAACTGTAGTACAAGGTACATTGTAAATAAAATTGTGCTATATTTAAAGCATGATTTATTTACTAAAAAATACAGCAACACAGCTCCTCTACCTTAGCCTTAAGGAAGGGGAGCTTTTGCTTGCTAATACTTATACGCATTATCTGCTTGAGCTAACTAACGAGCAGACACTTCAAAAGCTTTACGCTATCCCTATTCAGATAGCACAGAATGATAGGTATACTACCATTCAGATTGGCACTAATGCCAACAATCCAACAGCTGCAAGCCTATTGATTAACTATCCAGCACGATTTAGTTATATTGTTTATGGGCAAAATAGCAGCACTAATTTAGATCCTACAAATGCGGCAGTAGTAGGGGTAATAGAGAAGGGGTATTTAATAGTAGAAGATATCACTACTCCACGATTCACAGAGCCGAACTTAACAATAGATAACGATATAGCATACAATGGATAAGATAGCACACTCAGCGCCAATGCTTGTTAACTTGGGAGCAGCAATGCCTCAAGAGGCTAACGAGAAAGAAACTCCGAAGGGATGGGTAACGCTTGGTGAAGCTAACTCATTCCCGAATTACCTTATAGATTTATACTATAGCTCACCGGTGCACTCAGCACTAACCATGAGCATAGCTTTCATGATAGCAGGGAAGGAATTTAAGAGCACTAATCCAACAGCGCAACGTGAGATAGACAGATTGAAATTAAACACAATCAGAAGGCCTATAACGCTTGATGCTAAGATGCAAGGTGGTTACTACTTAGAGATTATTTGGAGTGTAGATAGAACAACAGTTGCTAAGATTAATCATTTGCCTTATGAGAATGTTAGATTGGCTGTTTCTAATGATGAAGATGTTATACCTGGTGTTTATTATTCTAAAGATTGGAATGATATGCGCAAAAAGAAGAACATTCCGACATTTATCCCGATGTATAATCCAACTACAAAAGCAGATGAGCCTTCTCAGGTGCTATTTGTGGGGATAATGACTCCAGGCAGTGCTTACTATCCCAAGCCTGACTACTATAGTGCTATCAATTACATAGAAATTACAAGAGAAATCAGCGAATTTTACCGAGCTTTCTTAAGCAATGGTATGGCACCTAGCTATTTCTTGCACATGAATAACGGTATTCCTGATCCCGAAGAGCAAATGGCTATTCGCAGAAATTGGGAGACTATGGTAGGTGCTAAGAAGGCAGGCAAAGTAGTATTTACATTTAATGAATCTGCTGATAGAGCTCCACGTTTAGACTTAGTACCTATGTCCGATGCTGATAAGCAATGGATGGAGTTAAGCACTCAGTCAAGAGAAAACATCTTAGGCGCTCACAGAGTAACATCACCTTTACTTTTTGGTATTCGTGATGCAGGAGGATTAGGGAGTAACGCTGATGAGATGAAACAAGCTTACAGAATTTTTAATAAGAATATAATTGAGCCATATCAGCAAATTGTTACAGATAGTATTGAGGAAGTATTTAAAGGTATGGGCATTATGGCTGATGTTTATATTGAATCTAACGACTTATTCTCTGATGAGATGGATGCAGCAGCAGCAGCAATAGATTCAACTGTTGCAGATAATGCAACTACTGATCCTAACACAGCTGCACCGGTAGCACCAGCAGGCACATCAGTAAGTGATGTAACTTATAACGGTGCACAGATAGCAAGCGCTTTAGAAATTGTAGCAGCTGTAGGGACAGGAGCATTAACTAAAGAACAAGCCATTGTATTTTTAGTTCAATTCCTTCAACTTCCTATAGACGTAGCTACTGCAATGTTTGAAGCTACCGGAGGGAACGCTGTAGCTAAACTATCTGCTCAAAAAAAAAAGACTAATTTAAGTGATCCCACAGATAAGCCAATCTTTACCGAAGAGGATGAGAATTGGTGGTGCGAATTCTTAGATGATAAGGGCGAGATAGTAGATGAGGAGGAGTGGGAGCTTATCGAAGCTGAGCCTGTTAATCTTGCATCAGTTAGAAGCTACTCTGATCCTGATAAGCCATCTGAAATGGATAGCGGATTATACAAAGTGCGTTATGCCTACTCTAAAAATACAAGCGCTAAGAGTAGAAAGTTCTGTAGACAAATGGCTAACGCTGCACGTAATGGATATGTATACCGTTACGAAGATTTAACTAAAATGGAATCAGATACTAATGAGCTGAATCCTAACATGGGCCACAATGGAGCTACCTATTCTGTATGGTTATATAAAGGCGGAGTTAATTGTAAGCATAACTGGGAGCGTAGAGTATACTTCAGAAAACGTGAGAAGGGAAGATTTGTAAAAGATAACGGCTTAGAATCATCTGATCCTATCTCAGTAGCAAAAGCAATCAGAGCAGGCATGCCTTTAAAAGATATAGCTAAAGACTTTGCTACAGCTAATACTCGACCGTTTGACATGCCCGACCAAGGCAGATACCCAGGAACAAATTAATACTATAACATAATGGCAATAGCACCCGAAATACTTTTCATTAACGAGGAATTCCTTAAGAAATACACTCAGCTGAATGAAGCTGTAGATACTAACTTAATTCGCCCTGCAATTTACTTGGCTCAAGATAAGTACATCACACTTTGGTTAGGCACTAATCTAACTAACAAGATTAAGAATGAGATAGAGAATGGCACGTTAGCAGGAGTCTATGAGACTTTGCTAAATGAATACATAGTTAAGCCTACTGCATGGTGGACTATGGTAGAGCTTTATCCGATGCTCATGTATAAGCATGATAACGGTAACTTAGTTACTCGTCAATCAGAGAATACTACAGCGATCTCTCAAAGTGAACTATCTTCTTTACGAGATATGGCACGTGAGAATGCTAACTACTATACTCAAAGATTGGTAGATTACCTTTGTGCTAATAACTCAGACTATCCTGAATATAGCAATAATACTTCACCTGATATTACACCCATCAGAGTAGTTAACAGGCAGAGCCAAATAGCATTTAGCAGAGCTGCTAATGATGCAGCAAATCCATGGAACAGATTTAGTATTCGTAACTTTACTAACTAAATGAAGATAACAAAGGAAGAGCAAACAAGGAAAGACTATGAGCGTAAGCTAAAGGTCTATCTAACTAAACGAGATAAAGAATTAAGAAAGCATGAAAGCACCAACAGCAGAAGAGCTTAAGGCTCAATTTACAGAGCTTGGTTATAAGTGGCCTACTATTCACGTGGTAGGAATCAGGTCCAAAGCTAACGAGCCTAACCAATTTGATGATCTCATCGGATTGGTGCAAGGTGATCAGGTGAATTGGTACACCGGTACCACTAACCCAGGTACATTTTGGCTCAACTCACCTATGAATAACTTAGGCACAGCTGTACTTAAGGTAGGACAATATGTCGACACTTATGTTATTGGCTTGCATCAGGGCAAATACACTGCATTAAAGCAGTCTAAAAAGGTAACAGTGTTTAGAGATGCTGATAAAGATAGCGTAGCTGAGGAGCAGGGCAAAGAGGATACGGGCCTATTTGGAATTAACATCCATCGTGCGAATGAATCTGCTGAATCAAAGAACGTAGATAAGTGGAGTGCTGGATGCCAGGTACTAAACAATCCTAAGCAATTTAAAGAGCTTATACAAGCTTGTATTAAATCAGGTAAAAAATCATTCACTTACACACTACTTCACGAATTATGAATAATCATCAGCAACAAGTAGCAGAGGGAGTAACAGGAGCAGTAAGTAGCATTCTTTTATCTGTGCCTGCATGGATGGTAGATGTTGAATTCGCATTAAAGATATTTTGTTTATTACTATCAGCAGCTGCATCTATCTTTACGATCTATAAGATGCGTAAGAAGAGATGAAATGGTTAAGGAGCATATTTAGCAATGAGGGAGATGCCAGCTCCAAAAGAGTAGCGTCTATAGTAACATTACTTGTATGCATTAATCTTTCATACATTGGTACATTCACAGAGTATAAATGCCCTGAGTATATGTTCGATGGCTTGCTACTTTTAGCAGGTGGAGGCTTGGGATTAACAGTTATAGAATCTATCTTTGGTAAAAAGAAATCAAATGACTCAACAGGCGAAGGAACAAATTAAAGCTGCTGTAATTATAATAGTAGCACTATCTATCTGCATTACTATTCAGCTATTATACATAGCTTTAAAGGATAGCAAGAAAGCTATTGAAGGTTATGAGCGCAGAGCAGACAGAGCTACTCATGTTATTGATTCATTAGAAGCTACCAACGTGCAGCGCATGCTTGAGATTGAACAACTGAATGTGCAATTAGAACGTAACAAAGAAAGATATGAAGCAAACATTAGCGCTATTGATTCTCTTGACCGTAATGGGCTCAAGCGTGCCATGCACAATCTACTCTCAAGTCTTGCCGGGGAAAGATACCCTGGTAACACTAACGACTGAGCAAGTAAGGGCACTGCTGAAGTTAAAGGCTGAGCGTGATTATCTCTTTAATACTGTAAACATCTGCACTAAATCGGATAGTGTTAAGGGTAAAGTTATTACTGATCAGCAGAAATCTATAGATGCCTACAGCGTAGCCAATGAGCAGAAAGCTCAACAGTTAGTAAAGGTCCAGCAAGAGCGAAATAAAGAAGCTGCACGTAAACAATCTTGGCGCAGCATAGCGTTAATAGGTATTCCTATCTCATTTGTAGGGGGTATTATCTTCACTATCTTATTCTAAATTAACATTTCTTTGTTAATAACTTTGCTAATATTAGTAAGGTTTCTTTTGCATATCTAAAATATTGTAGTACATTTGCTAAAATTAAATCAATAAGCAATATGAAAAAAGCACTACTCTTTATCGCCATGCTAATAGCAGGCTTACTCATCGGAGGATCATTCGATGCAGACACTCAACAGTTAGAAAAAATAGAAACCAATTTAACAATTAAATAATCATGACTAAACTTTTTGAAATTGAAGAGCAAGCCAAGTATGATGGCACTCGCTACTATCTTAAAATTGATGGCAGCTATCAGAAATCATTTGCAACCTTTGAAGAGGCTAAAGCCGAGTATGAGGAAGCTATTACCTGGATACCTACAAAGACTATCCTATTAAGTAAGGAGGTAGAGCTATGAAGTACCACGTAGTAGTTACACCATTAGACGAGGTAGCAATCTCAATAGCTGAGCGCTTAGGCACTGCTAACTTATTCATAGCAGATACTTGGGAAGTAGCGCAGCAGATGCTACCACTACTCATGAAAATTTACAAATTCGATTATACACCAGTATGGATTGAAGAGTATAACGAAGGCGCATTGTATGAGTGGGAAAATGACGAGGTAGTTATTAGTATTAAAAGAATTTAGTATATTAGCAACTTAATTAATAATCATGAATAAACCAAACAACATAACCGGTAAGGTTATCGTATCTCGGTGGGATGCCGAAGGATGCAAATGGAGGCTGTATACATCAGCTCACTCTTATTCACTAACTGATTTCTCAACAGCTAAAAAGCATGGTGAGGTATTCCCTGATGATGGGACCTTCCTCTACCAATTTGAGAGCGAAGATGAAAATAATGTGCATGACTATTTTATGAGTGATCGCTATGTTATCTGATCGCTACCAAAGCAGATTCATCTGCGTGCAGAGCTCACTACCGGGAGAGGAGTTAGAGTTCAATGAAATGGCTCAGAAAGTAGTTTATGAGAGCTGGAGAAGTTACTTTCAAAACAATCCACATGAGTTACACAAGAGAGCCTAATTGGCAGAAGCTCAAGCCTGAGATAGACTGGGATGAGATGGAAGACAAGTTAGCAGATAAGTTAGAAGGATATATTAATCAAAACAAAATAAAACAAACAGTTATGAATCAGTCAACAGTTAAATCACAGAAATTTGTTAGAACATGGGATGGACCTTCAGGAGCTATCCATTATTTTGATTTACTTCTCGAAAATGGAGAGGTAGGTCAAATAGGAGTTAAGGATATGAACAGCCCTAAGATAGCAGTAGGTGCTACCTTGCACTACACTGCTGAAGAGCGCACAGGTCCAACAGGCAAAAAGAGCACTAACTTTAAGATGCAGAATCCAATGCAGTACAGTGGTCCATCTTCTGCTCAAGGTGGTGCGGTGAATAGCGCAGTTAATTACCGCAAAGAAAGCCCTGATGTACAGAATTCTATCAGCAAATCAGTAGCTCTAAATAACGCTGTGCTATTCTGCAAAGAGCAAAAGGGAAGTAAGCCAGGTGATGTGTTAGATACTGCTGAGATATTCTTAGCATGGCTTAAGGGTGAAGCAGTAGAGGCAGTACAAATTAAAGAAGTAGCAAGCAATGAAAGCAGCAACGATGAAATGCCATTCTAAGCTTACACCGTTTCACGCATGGGTGCGCAGTCATTTTATGACTGTTGCACACTTTGCGGAGGTGCTGGAGGTAAGTTACCCCACAGCTCAAAAGTTTATTAAGCAACCATTCACTATGAAAGTAACGCACATAGGTAAGCTTGCTAATGTAACTGAGGAAGAGATACCATACATAATCGAATTAATGAAGGATAGCAAATGAGTAAAGCAGTAGAGAAAAAAATAGCAGATTTGATTCTGCTCATTCCATCAGATCATCAGCACTTTGCACGCAAGCGCATAGATAACTTAATCAGAGCTGTGAATGAGAGTGAGATACCGGAGCTTAATTGGCAGTCAATTAATGGAGAGGTAGAATCTATTAACGAGAAACTCACTAATGATATGATGAAAGTGATTTGCAATCTTACTCAGGTGGATTGGAGTGAGATGAAGGGCAAATGTAGAAAGCGAGAGCTAAACGATATCAGGCAAACTGCTATGTGGATTATTCGCAAGGGTACCAGCATGAGCTTCTATGATGTAGGCAAGGTATTTAATAGGCATCACGCTACAGTTCTGCACGCTGTTAAGCATGTGGAGGCTTTAATCCAAACAGATCGAATGTATAGAGGTCATGTGGAGCAGATTCTAAATCACATAGATAGTCAAGATTTAAACAGAGCATTTAACAGATTAAGTAAGTAAATAATTAACAATCAATAATCATGAAACAAACTACAATGCAATTTGATAAAAGAAAGAGCCAGCCTGTAACTATTGAAAGATTACAGCAGGCTTTAGATTTAATGAGTGCTGGTCAAAAAGCAACTCATGCGCTACAATCCAAAAATTTAACAACTCATTGGGCTGTATTTTTTGAAAAGACTTTAATAATTAGACGTGTAAGCGGTCATAAAATAGAGGTCATAAAGCCAATTATAGAGCGTAAAGATTATAACAGGCTTTTAAAGTTAAGATATAACTATGAAAAAAAAAGAAAAGAACAACGAAAAGCTATTTCTTTTTATGAGCAGAAAAAAGACAGCCCATTTATTGGTAGAGTGCCATTACCCAGCGAGGTAAATCTTCCTAAAGAGATTCAATCGGTAAGAGTTAGAAGTAAAAGAAAAGCAAAAAAAGCAGTAGCATTGCCTTGGTGGAAGAGATTTCTGTTATATTTGGCAAATCACTAATCACTAAACCAAATGATGACTATCTTATTAAAGCGCATCGAAGCGCTTGAGGAGAGGGTTAAAGCGCTTGAAACAAAGCGCTTACCTTCTACCAAATTTACACCTCCATCACTATCCGACATCATAGCTTACACAGATGATGTAGTTCTATCTAAAAGATTCTACTGCTTTTATGAGAGCAATGGATGGAAGGTAGGCAAGAATTCTATGAAGAGCTGGAAGGCTGCTGCTGATCAGTGGAGAGCAAGAGATATAAACCAAAATAAAACAGAACAAGATGAGCAAAGAATTGGGCGTATTACAACATCCGAGCTTCAGTCGTTTACTAAGCGCTGAAGAGAAGAACATCGTGGCCTGCATGAGCTCAGATAAGCTTATAGGTTTGAATGAGCAAGAGTTTAGAGAGCTCATAGCACAAGCAGCTGTAGTTAATGGCATTAAATCTCTCCCTTCAGACATCGAAGTTAGCCTGCTTAAGCAAGTAGTATTAACTACTTACATGCAGCTCTCAGTTAAAGATTGGCAAAATGCTTTCTTATACAATGCAATAGGTAAAGACTTTGACAGAATAGATGCATTTAATCTATTTAGCGTAGCTTTTATGAGTGATGTGTTTAAGCGCTATGAAGATTATAAGAGCAAAGTATGGCGAGAGCTAAACAAGGCGCTTATATTACCGGAGCCTGAGATTATAAGAGCTGAGCCTACTGATCCACTAACTGCACTGCACACTGACGTTCAAAGATGGCAAGATGGTAAGGAGACTTGGGTAGAAATATCTGCACCTTACAACTGTCAGCGCTTATTTAGGCAGGGCATCTATAAAAAATCTGAATGGGATGCAGAAGTATGGGCTAGGTTTGATGACTTAGCCAAGCAAAAGACTGAGGCAAAGTTTAAAGCATCTAACCGAGTAGTGTTAGGCCCATCTGCCCAAGAAGAGTTCGATGGCTACCAAAAGATAGAGCTGAGCAGACTTATTTACATAGACATTATTAAAAAAATAATTAAAGAATCATGATACCATTTCACAAATCAATTAAATGCTATAGGTTATTCTATGGATACAAGCAAGAATACTTAGCATTTAAGTTAGGTATAGAACAATCTAATTACTGCCTGCGAGAGCAGGGCATAAGTAACTGGAAAGATGCGGAGATAGAAATACTTAAAGAACTATTTAAGATAGAGATTCGGGAGGAAAAAATATAATTATCTAATTTCTTCCACTAACAAATAGATGTTAGTAACTAATTTGAAAAGCTGAGCTCATTGCTCGGCTTTTTTGTTAACCTTTGTCTATGAATCTATTTAAAAGAAAGAAGGAGCCAATAGATTTAAACTCTAAACTATTGCCTGAGCTATGCAGCTGCACAATAATTCAATGGAATTACAGCGATGAGATAGGCTTAGAGGCTACTTATGCTGAGGATATTCCCTTTATGTTTGATGCTCGCAAATGTGTGGGCATTCAAGCTGAGGTAGAGTTTAGGAAAGATGGCACGTACTACGTAGGAGAGCGCACCTTAGCGCTTATGCAAGGGATAGATAATGCAGTAGTAATAGATGTGCCTTATAACGAATTCAAGAAACATTTTCAGGAGCTTAAATCTAATATAATTACAAATGATTACATCATATCGAGAGGGTAGAAATGTCATAGTTACTACTTGCAAAAGCGGTGATAAGTTTTTAATGATGAGCGATCTGCACTGGGATAATCCCCATTGCGATAGAAAGCTACTTAAAGCTCACTTAGATAAGTGCTTAGAGGAAAATATTTCTTTTGCTGTTAATGGCGATTTGTTCTGCTGCATGCAGGGCAAGTATGATCCACGTAGAAGTAAGCAGGATATTCTACCGGAGCATAACGTAGCTAACTACTTAGATGCTTTAGTTAATACTGCGATAGATTGGTTTAAGCCTTATGCTCACCTTATGATATTTGTAGGATATGGTAACCATGAGACTGCTATAATTAAGAACTGTGAGACTGATTTAATAGAAAGATTTGTAAGCGGATTAAACCGAGAAGCTAATTCTAATGTGTTAGTGGGTGGTTATGGTGGTTGGTGGATTCACAGAGTTCAGGCTACTAAGACAGCTACTTTTGTATTTAAGACAAAGTATTATCATGGATCAGGAGGAGGAGGAGTAGTTACTAAGGGAGTAATTCAGAATAACAGAATGGGTGTTATGATAGATGGAGCTGACTGCATTTGGGCAGGCCACGTACATGAGCTTTATCATCATGCCGACATGGTAGAGGAGTTATGCTATGCAAGTAACTCAGGTTATAGAATTAACATGAGATATGTGCATCACATCAGAACAGCAAGTTATAAGGAAGAGTATGATGAAGGCTTTATGGGATTTCACGTAGAGCGTATGAGACCTCCTAAGCCATTAGGTGCTTATCTATTAGAATTAAATTTAGAAAGAATTAAGAAACCTGTTGATACTCACCTCATTGTACCTAATTTTGTGCAATGGAGAGACAAATAGATTATAATTTTAAGCCACTAACAAGGCAAAGCGAGGCACTTAAATTTCTTTCAGTAGATTCAGACGTTGAGACTATTCTCTATGGAGGAGCAGCAGGAGGAGGTAAGACTATGCTCGGCTGCATGTGGCAAATTCTTAGGCGCTTAAAGTATCCAGGTACACGATCTCTCATAGGCCGAGCTAAATTAGATACGCTTAAAAAGACTACCATGGCTACCTTCTTTCAGGTGGCTCATGAAATAGGCTTAAAGGCAGGCGAAGATTTTATCTATAATCAGCAGAGCCATATCATTAAATTCAGCAATGGCTCAGAGATTATCTTAGCCGATTTGTTTCTCTATCCCTCAGATCCGATGATGACGGATTTAGGTGGCCTTGAAATTACAGATGCATTTATTGACGAAGCTACAGAGATAACTGAGAAAGCTTATTCTATTGTTAGCTCACGTATCAGGTACAAGCTAAACGAGTTTGGGCTTAAGCCTAAGATTCTGCTCACTTGCAATCCATCTAAGGGGTGGATCTATAACCAATTCTACTTACCCTATAAGAATCAGAATCTGCCTGCGCACAGAGCATTTATTCAAGCGCTACCTGGTGATAATATACACTTACCTGATAGCTACGTTACAAGCCTTACCCGATTACCCGAAGCAGATAGGAAGAGACTATTAGAAGGAGATTGGGAATTCGATAACAGTTCTGATAGACTTTATATGTATGATGAATTAGTGCGCTGCTTTAGAGAGCCGATGAATGTAGGAGAGGGATATATTACTGCGGATATAGCTCGGCTTGGTAAAGATAGAACTGTGCTTTGCGTATGGAAGGGATTAAGCTGTATTGATATAGTAGTGCTTAAGCAAAAGAGACAAGATGAAGTTAAGGCAGAGATACAAAGATTAATGAACACTCACAGCATTAGGTTATCCAATGTGCTGGCAGATGCTGATGGGGTAGGCGGTGGATTAGTAGATAGTCTTAGATGCAGAGAATTCATGAATGGTAGCAAAGCAGTAAGAGGCACTCAGTACATGAATCTAAAAGCTGACTGCTACTTTAGATTAGGTGAGCTCATAGATAAGAATGAGATTACCTTCCCCATTAAATACCAGGAAGATATAATTAAAGAGCTGGAGTTAGTAAGAAGAGTAGATCCTGATAAGGAAGGAAAGCTGCGAGTTACTTCTAAGGATACGATCAGCCAACGCACCGGTGGTATCTCTCCCGATATAGCAGATGCTATAATGATGAGAGCTTACTTTGAGCTGAATAGAAACTACACTAAGTACGCATTCATTTAAAACAAAATAGCCCTGCACGTTTGCAAGGCTATTCAGCAATCAATAATCAATCTAAACCTAAACCAAAAGGCTAAAATGGATAGCCAAATATATTGATTAAATCATATGTGAATAAGTATGTTAACAAGATGTGGATAGAGGATAAGTTAATTAACTAATTTTGAGCACATGAAGAATGAGGAAGCTCTAATACAGGAAGCAGTTATTAACTACTTGGTAGCTCAATATCCTAAGGCGCTTTACTGTGCTTCGGCAGGTGGAGTAAGAACTTCTATGAAGCAAGCGGTAAAGATGAAAAAAACAGGATATGTAAAAGGCTTTCCTGATCTCTTCATCTATGAGCCTAAAAAAGAATGGCATGGCTTAGCTATTGAAATGAAAACAGCTAAGGGTGTAATGAGTGAGCATCAGAAAGAATGGCAAAATAAATTAATGAAGAGAGGCTACATAGCAGTAACATGCAAGAGTTTTGATCAGGCACAAATAATTATTGATGAATACCTGGCGCTCTGAGTTTGATAAGTGTTATTTAGAGTGGCGCAGGGTGGCGCATAGTGTAGTGCGTGCAGATGTAGCAGATGAACTTTTACACGATACACTATTAAAGATATTAGAATCAGATAAGGATAAGCTGCAAGATATTCATAATAGAGGCAAGCTGAACAATTACGTAAGCAATAGCATAAGACTTGCTGCACGCTGTAGTAACAGCAGCTTTAATTATACGCTGAGGAAGTTTGAAAAGATACGCAATGATCTGAAAGATGATATCATGGATGATGTGAATAAGAGTGTAGGGATGAGATTAGAGAATGAGCAATTAGATATCTTCATCAGTCGCTTACCCTACTTTGAGCGTGAGCTATTCTTTCTCTATGCATTAGATGATTTTTCTTATCAGGCATTGGCGAAAGAAACAGGAATACCTTTAGCTTATCTTTATAGGACAATTCAGAAAGCTAAAACAACACTAAGAAATTCATTACAGATATGATGATTAGCAAATCAGATTATGAAGCAAGGATAAATATCTGCAAGGCATGCCCTGTATTTAACGAGCGCTACAAAACATGCGGACCTCCGATAAATGCTATCAATCCATTTAAGCAGCCCACTACGTTAGATGGGGTAGTCTTTAAACCTTGTGGCTGCCCGGTGGATCACTTAGCGTCTTATGCAGTAACGAGCTGCCCAGCTAAGAAGTGGCCAACGCTTAACCAAAAAGAATGGCAGATGCCAACACTTGAGCAGATTAGAGCAATCAGAAAGAGAGGCAATGTACAAGCTGGAGAGATGCAGCAGCTGTTTAAACTCAGACGTGAGTATCTTGGCATTAAAGATAACAAGAGCTTTACTACTTGCACTCCATGCATGAATGAGCTGTTAGATAGATTAGAGAGATCATTAGTAGAAGATTTGCAGAAGGCTGCATTAACTGAATTAGCGCAAGTAGAGATTACTCCTGAACGCATAAAGAAACGTAAAGCAAAAAGAAAAAAGATATGACACTATTAACCATTTACATTATCGGCTTCATCCTACACTTTGGAATACTGAGCCTGAACATTTATAAGCATCAGAGACACTTATCTTCTTACCATTGGTACGCTTATGTGGGTGTGGCTTTTACAGGCCTTGTATGGCTTCCTTTTTGGGTGTATATCACAGTGCTGCGTTTTCAACAGCCTAAATAGTTTTTAACAAATGAATGTCGTAACATTTTTACCTATAGATTTGTTACAGGGTGTTAATGTTAGACATAGATTTGATTTAAGGTTATATGCCCTTTGGATGTTCTCACCCTGCATCCTTAGGGCTATATTTTTTACAGAGGGAAGCGATTAACAGCAGTGTAAAGAATGAAACGAGCTACTGCGGGATAGTAACACAGCTCAGGAGTATGGCTAAGGTATAAGCTCCAGGTTACTTAGGGATGGCAATATCTCTAAAAGGTAGATACCATGTTAGTGCACATTGCTGATGACACTAATTCATAATGGCGAAGCACTCAAGCGACAAGCAAGAGACAGTCATTTAAATGAGAGCCTAACACAATTAGAAATAGTTGTGCTTAGGATACTTCTATCTCTCATTTAGCTCAGCATCTAAGCTCTAAGCATGAGTTAATAGCTAAGAGCTTTAGCTAATAAGCAAAAGCTTATAGCTAATTACACTAAGCAATATGCATAACTAACATTAAAGTAAATGAGTGATAATAAATATAACTTTTTGAGGGCTCAGGTAAAAATGTTTAATCCTACCTGGAGTGATGAACAAATAGATAAAGAATGTGAGAAGATTCTAAATGCTGGAGAGGGTGGAGAAGATGAGGATTGCCTATATTGTGGATCATAAAACTAAAGCATGATATTAATACCGGCACAACTTGAATCAGTAGGCACTCGCAAAGATAAGACTCTTAAACTTACCTTCGGCACTAACGAGCTTACCCCAGCACAGGCTGCTGAACTGTTCGGTACAGCCAATCAGTTTGGTTATCTTGCATTTAAAGATGAGAGCTTCAGACGTGAGGAGTTAGATGCAGTAGAATCGCTTAAATCAGAGTTAGAAGATACACTTAAGAAGCCATCACAAAGATTAAGAGGAATAATGTTTAGGGTTTATGAGGCTGATTCAGAGGGATTTACTACCTTTGCTAAATACTATGATAGCAAGATGGAGCAATTAATAACACACTTCAAGAATAAGTTAGCATGAGTGAGGAGCCTGTACAAAAGTTAACAATCAAAAAAGATGCTATGCTTCAGGCGCTTACTGCTTCTTTAGGTAACGTAACTGAAGCCTGTGAGAAGTTGGGGATCAGTAGAACTATTCACTATGAATGGCTCAAAGATGATCCTGAGTATAACGCTGCTGTAGTTTCACTTAAGAATGTAGCTTTAGACTTTGCTGAGTCGCAGCTTAAGAAGCTGATGGAGGGAGCAGAGCGCCAAGCCTTAACGCATGATGGTGATGTAGTAACTATTAAAGATGCACCTAACACAAGCGCTGTTATCTTCTACCTTAAGACTCAAGGTAAGCAGCGAGGGTACATAGAGAGACAAGAGCTGAGCACAGAGATAAAGAGCATTAACATAACTATTGATGGTACTAACATATGATTCCACAATTAAAAGCTAAAGAATTAGTAGATAAGTATTGGATATATTTGCGAGCAGGTTTGCTTTACGATGAGGAAGCTAAAGAAGATGCAAAGCAATGCGCTTTAATTGCAGTAGATCAGATATTAAATCTTTGTTGGGGTGGAAATAAAGTAGGTATGAAACATTGGCAAGAAGTTAAACAAGAAATAGAGAAACTATGAGCGAGAAGATAATTAGCACTAAGTATTCAGATCAGACACTGGGTACTTATGTAGACTTCATAGCTGCCGGTACAGATAGCATATCTCAGATAGCAGCCATCACAGGACTGAAGAGGGATGACATTCGCAAGATAGACATGCCTACTATTGATAAGATAGTGAGCACCTATGCAGCAGGCTTAAAGAATGACGAGAAGATATTTCAGAAGTTCATAGAGATAGATGGAATTAAGTTCGGCTTTCATCCTGATCTAAAAAGCATGACCTTTGGAGAGTGGTTAGATCTATCTGAGTTTAGCAAGAATTTCCCCCATCAGATGCCTGAACTAATGTGCATTCTCTATAGACCGGTAACAGCTGAGATTAACTTGCAATACAAGATAGAGGATTATGATAGCACTACTCACATGAAGTATG